GGGTTGACCGCTTACGCCGGAACGAGAGCAGTGCCGATCTCGACCACGCCTTCATCCTGAATGCGGACAGCGTTTGCGGAGAAGGCCGCGAACACCTGCCATGCATAGGAGAAGTCAGGACGCTGGTCGATCTTGGTGGTGACATCGCGACCGACACCCAGCCCCATCGAATCCTTCTGCCATGCGAGGCAGCGGCGAGAGGCATTGGCATCCAGCGTGGTGTCCAGCAGCTCGGTACGCTTCCACTCGAACCCGAGGAAGAAGTCCACTTCGCCATTCCGCAACGCCTTGACGGTGTTGTAGTCGGACGAGGTGATTTCCGTGGTGTTGAGCATGGACTGGATTTCCTGCGCGGAAACCACGATGTAGCGGTTCTCTGCGGCGATCTCGTTCGAGTCCAGAATGTACTTCGCTTGGGTGACCTTGCTGATGGTCAACTGGGTCGTGCCTGCGGCGATCTTCTGGCCTGCGGGAAGGGCGACGTTCTGGATGGCCCGATTCTCATCGGTTTCCAGTGCGTTGCCCCATGCTGCGGTAATAATCAGCTTGTCCCATTCGCGTCCCATGGACATGGCCGCGTTCTGAGTATACGCACCCGTGTAACTGATGAGTGCGCGAATCTGATCTTCCTCGTCGATCATGTCGCCCCACAGGAAGTCCGACATGATGAGCTTCCTGCGGGAATGCTCGGCATTGAGGACAGGGGTGGGAGTGTGACGCGAGGTCTTGACGACCGCATCGGTTGCGGCAAGCCGCTCGAAGTTGTGGTATTCGCCGGTCACCATTTCTTCGCGGACACAGGTACGAAGACGGGAAGTCTCCTGCTGGGCGAGGTGAACGACATAGGCTTTGAACTGCTCTACCCACGCTTGATACTGCGAGGACAGGTCGTTCGAGCCGGGGGTATAGGCTGTACCCGGGGGGAAAGCGCCTACGCTTTGTTCTGACATTTTGAATGCCTCCAAAAAAAGTTAAATGAAAATGCTCTTCTCGGAGGTGTTGTCCCTTTCGGCACCTTCCTACGCTTTACGTCCGCTGGACGCTGGGCCTTTCGGTTACCCAGTTTGACCGGATTCTATACCCGTCACCCGCGCCCTGCAACTATGTCGTACCAGCGATCTCGCTCGGCCAGCGCCTCTCGATGTTGCGGATGCATAGGATTATTCGCAGGATGGTTCGGATTATTCCATGGCTGAGACTCCTCGATCTTGGCCGAAGCCTCTGCGGGAGTGAGGGCACCAGAGAACTGTCCCGGCTCCTGCATCGGCTTCTCCCCCATGCGCATGGCGATGTTGTGCATCCATTTCATCATCACGGGTGACTCGGCCAGACCGTTGTTGACCAGTTCCTCGGTCAGCCCGGGCATGCTCTTCTCGAACGACTTGAGCATCTGGCTTCCCAGTTGCAGGTTGCGCTCGAAGGTTTCCCCGGGCCACTCGGCACGCAGGGCGTTCAGCTTGGTCTCGTAGTTCGCCTTGGCTTCCAGCTCCTGCGTATGGGCACGTTCAGCCAGACCCGCGTGGACGCTCTTGGCCTGATCCACGGTGAGGCCGCTCTTGTGCGCCAGCTCGGAGAAGAACTGGTCATCCTCTGGGGTCGAGGTATACCCTTCGGGCGGCTCGTAGGCATAGCCAGAGGGGTCAGCAGGAGGGGGTGCAGGCAGTGCCTCGGGGTAGTGTTCCCTGAACCGATCGATCTGGGCCTGCCTGTCCTCTTCGGACGCATCTGGACTCAGCATCCGTACCGATTGGCTCATCAGCTTCTCCAGCTCGGTGTAGGACTTCAGGGCATCGTCTGGGGCTTTCCAGCCCTTCTGCTCGATGACGGGTGCGTACTCGTCTCCGAACCAGTTCTCGGCAGCGCCATTGACAGGGACGTTGTCCAGTGCGCCTGCATCTGTGTTGTCTACAGCATCATTCATCTTCTTTCCTCGCGTGTTCTAGGATGTCCAGCACACCCTGCACGACATTACGTTCTCCCTCGCGGAACGCAGTCTCTTCAGACGTTGCTCCCGGCTGGTAGGAAATTCTGGTGACATACATCTGCGCCCAGTGATTGAGCAGTTTCGTGCCCTGCTCGTTACTGAACACCATCTTGACTAGCTGGTCGTATTCGTTACTCATGCGAAAAAGTGAGGGCCATCCTCTTCGGTGATAATCAGGTTCATGCCCCACATCTCTGTCGGAGGCGGCATCTTCTTGAAAATGCCGATCTGGGCCAGCATGGTTCGCCACTGGGCCTCCGAGATCGCTACCGCTGTCGGCTGCTTGTCATGGGCCATCCCCCACGCCACGGCAGACATGGCCACGTGGGTCATAAACGTGTTGTCTTCAGGGTGTTGCGGCTTCACCATATCTTCACCTCGTTCGCCTTCTCACGCTCCATACCCCACTTGAAGCTGTTCTCGTCGTACTCGACCCCTTCGCCGCCGACATACGGGCAGGATTCAGGTAGGCCGATGATCGGGATGTTCGCGGGTCTCAGCTCCGCACAAGTCGCCAGAGGCCGGTTCTCATAATCCGAACACTGGCCCGTCTCCCTGTCCAGCCACGGGCAGGCCCAGTGTGTGCGGACTGCGAGAGACCCTGATCGGGCCATGAGCTTGCAGCACAGGCCACATCCATTACAGATCGATTCCCACGCGGCCTTGTCCTGATAGGCGGTGTGGGCATCTTCCAGCGTGCCATCTGGAAGCCGTACTTTACTGGACGGCTTCAAGCTTCTGCTGGGTATCTGCCTGCGTGTTCTCCATTTCTGCTGCTGCGGCCTGCTGCATCATCGCCTGCTGTTGCCGTGCCTGCTCCATCATCTGCTCTTCCAGTTGCTTCATTTCACGCTCGGAGCGGGTGACCTTGGCGGGTACGCCGTATTGTTCGGCCAGCAGCATGGCGGCTTTCTTCTCGTCCACGGTCAGCAGGATGGCACGGGACAGGGGCGTGTCGGGCACGCTCTGGGCCACGGTATACATCCGCTCGATGGCACGGGCATCGTCCTGAGTCTGTGCTCGGGACAAGGGGCCGGTGTATTTGATGTCGACACTGGAATCTCCGACTTCCTGCGGCATCTCGGGGAACTGGCCGTTGCGGAACATCAGACCGAAGATACGGCGCACCAGCGGGTCGAGCAGTTCGGCAGTGAGTCGACCTGCGGTCGGCCCCAGCACGCGCTGCATCATCTGGTAGCGAATCTGTACTTCCGTGGCCGTGGCATTGGGCCGTTCGGGCAGGATGAGCTGGTCGATCAGGTAGATCGTCTGGATGCTCTTCCTCGCCTCTTCCGACTTGATCTGGGTGGCGCTCCAGTTGGCCGCGTCCTGTAGCGGGGCCAGCCCTCTCATGTCGCGCACCGTGGTGAGGCCACCTGCCTCGATGTGCAGGTCGCCGATCACGCCGTTGGCGGTCTGGGCCATCGGGGGGTCAATTGCCTTCTCCCAGCTCCGCAGCTCAAGGCGCTTGGCCTCGTTCAGGGTCATCACCTCGGGGTAGGCCTGCATACCCGGGCCGTAGCCGTATGGTTCCGAGGTCATCTTGCTCCAACGCGGCACCTGAAACGGCAGCTCCCACGTATAAGTGGTCTCGATCTCGATCTTGTTGCAAACCCACGTGTCTTCGACCGGCGCGGCCTCGGGGTTCAGGTCGGCCTGTGGATCGTGGTTCGGGTTCGGACGGCAGATGCGCAGGAAGGTGATCATCTCCTCTGGGTTGTTCTCCAGCATCTGGTCGACCTTGTCTATCGGCGTGTCGGGCCATTTCTGCTTGGCCTGTCTGGCAGACAGCTTCTGCTCGTGGAAGACGGTGTCCACGCGACCGTTCACGTCTTCGAGAAAAACGAGCTGGCCCATGGTGTAATCGCGGAAGGACAGGCGGAAGTTCGGCTCCATGATAAAGCCGGTCTCCAGACAGCCTGTGCCGTAGGCGATCATGTCCTGATATAGCTCGTTGATTGCAGAGACAAAGTTGGACTCGTTAATCGCATGGAACATCCTGTTGTTGCACTCTTCCAGCCATTCCTTGGCCTTGTCGTCCCTGTTCATCTCGTGCTCGCGGAACATGATCTCGAACCATGGTGCCGCAGGACTGGTCAGGGCCATGTGCATGTGGCTGGCCAGCGTGTGGTTCGCCACCATGGCAGTGGAGTCATAGAGTAAGGAGTGACGGGTGGGGTCTCCCACGGGCCGTTCGGTGCCGAAGTCGGCCTTGCCCGGGAGCAGGTAGAACGAGAGGCGCTCCCACTGGTCGTCCCAGTTGCTGCGCTCGCCCTTCTTCTTCTCGAATATCTTGCAGAGAAGCTGGATTTCGTCCTGTCTGTCCATCAGGCTAAGGTCGGTCGGTTAGGTCTCCCCACGGGGCGGAAGGGATAGAGCTGGTCTTCCTCGTCCTCCTCTTCCTCGCTGGGGGAGACAACGATGGCTGGGTTGGCTTCTGTCGCCAGAGAGGGACGTTCTATCTCCTCTCCCGTGATCTCGTCGGCATCGGCCAGCGTGGGGTTGTCCAGCGCGTTGAGCGGGTC